GAAGGTATCTTCCCAGGTCTGCGTGGAGGGGTGATCACACCAAAGCCCTGCGTACTTGAGGGCGGCATAGGTCACGAGGTCAGGACAAGACAGAGTGAACTCGTTGGTGTCCGTCAACGCACTGAGCGTGGAGACTGAGCCGTAATAGTGGATCAACACTGACCCTCCCTCAGGGATAGCCCCTCGGAAGTGCAGAGTGCTGCCAATTCGGGCATAGACTTGCGGAACTACCCCGTTGGGCATCCCCGCAATCTGCCTGAAGGCGCAACGCTCCATAGGGCGTAGGCGGTCCCCGCAGTTCAGGTTGGCATACACGTCTATGACTTCGAGGAGGTCATCAGGGACCGATACGTAGGTCATGTTCCCTTGTGCCAGGATCAACCTGTGACGCTCCATCGAGGGCACCCGGAGAGACCTCTGTATGCGCGCCAGCCCACGATTGATGAAGTTGACTGCCTGATCCTGCGGGCAGTCGTCCCGGTTCAGTTCCCCATTGAAGTCAGCGAGAATGTCTTGCAGGGCTGCCATTAGACCTCCTTAGAGGTCGCTAGGAACGCCTCAAGGTTATCCCTACGGAGCTTTGCCACAATATCCTTGGCCTCCATGTTCCAAGGATCGAGGCCCTGGGCGCACCAGAGGTCAAACACGGCTGCCGGAATAGAGGCTACCTTCATGTATTCGCGCTCCCTCACATTTTTCGAGGCCAGGCGCTCGTCCCGCAGGTTCGCGAGAAAGTCATCAGAGAGTTCTTGCTGACGGAGGATCACAAGCGATCCGTCATCCTGCCCGATCAAGTCGGTCTGGACGGTGTTGAAAGCGTTCAAGGGCCTGCTTCGAAGAATGTGAAGGGGAAGTTGAGGAGCCCCGTTAGAGGCCCCTCAGAGTGGCTTCAGGCCAAGTTCGTGATCAGCGCCGAGCCCTTGAAGTTCATGTGCTTCAGGGAGAACTCGCCAAGGATCTGGACATTGGTGCTGTCACCTGTGACGGCCAGCGTCTGGCGGAACCAGTCACGGAAGGTGACGAGCTTCCACATCGCCGGATCGAACAGCAGAGCATCTGCCGTGGTGTCGGGAGTGCCCGATGCGCCGGTGCCTCGGATGAAGCGGTTCATAACGACCTTCAGGGTCCCGTAAGGGGACTTGTAGATCGAGATGTTGTGGTTCAGCGTCGTGTCCTGGTTCTGAACGAACACCGTGCGGTTCGAGGCCGAGAAGCCTGCGATCGTGTTGGCATCGCTTGGGCGGACCATGATCGTGTTGGCATCGGCGCCTGCGTTGTAGCTGGCCTGCTGCGTCGTCAGGAGCATCTGCTCAGTGAGCGCCGTTGCTGCCGGAGCGGTGCCCGTGGCGTTCAGGCCGGAGCCTGCCGTGTAGACCATGCTGGGGTCGATCATGGCCTGGTAGCCAGCCATCTCACGGGCCGTACCGTCTGCGCCTGCGGCCTTGCCCTGACCAGTGCCGATGAAGGCCCATTCTCGGTCACGCTTCAGCTCCTTGGAGCGCAGGCCGAGTTGGTAGGCAAGCTCCTGGCCACGGCCATAGGTCTTGGTCGCCTGCATCGAGCCCGTCACGCTGGCAGTCTTGGTGAAAATCTGCGTGGTGTTGGAGCGCATGACAGTCGGGTTGAACTGTGCAGCCGGGGCGTTGGCGCCTTCAACCTGGGCGTTCTGGCCCACGTTCATCAGCGAATCTTCCTGCCACTCGAACAGCTTCTGAGTGGACTTGTCGCCGCCGATCATCGACTGGAATGGCGTAGCGGTCGGAGCGATATTGGAGATAACGTCCGAGATATCTTCTTTGGTACCTACAACATCGTAGGAGGAAACAGTGGTCAAATATCTACCTTAGTGAAGTTTCGCCATGAACGCCGCAGTGATGGCGTCAGAGTCGGTGGGGTTTGCTCGAAGAGATTTCAGAGCCTTGTTCAGGCCATCCTTCTCGGACGCATCAGCATTTGAACCGGCTGAGCCCGGTTTGATCACCCGGCTGGGCTTGTTGACGACCTTCTGGACCTGAGCATCCACGGTCTTGCTGCCGGTGTCGTAAAGGAACGCTTTATGAAGGAGGCGAAGCATCGTCGGGTCCGTGACACTCTCGATGCCCTCAACACCGCTCTTACGCGCAAACTCAATGAGCTTGGGGTAGACAGCGGGGAAGTCCTTGATGCCCTTCACGGGGTCCATGAGTTCCGCCGCACAGGCCTTTGCAGCCTCTTGGCGGGCATCCTCAGCAGCCTTGCGGGTTTCCTCAAGACGCCCATTCACCTCACTGTGGAGGAACGCAAGGTCCTTGTAGGCTGCCTCAGCGTCGGCGCGGACCTGCTTGAACGTTTCGGGGTCCACGTTGGGGTCCCGGCTGATTGCAAGCCAGTCGAGGTCCTTATAAGGCGCGTAACGCTCCTCAGCGCGCTTCCACATCTCGGTGTAGGCAGCTTCGAGCCGTTCCTTCTGAGCCGTAGCTGCTTCAGATGCCTTGGCTGCCTCAGCGAACCGGCCAGAGAACTGTCCGTGCTCCTCGATGAGGCTACGCAGTTCCTTCAGCTTGTAGGTCTTGGTCTCCTCGCCAAAGGGAAGCTCAACGTCTGGATCTTCATCTTCGGCAGGAGATTCGACAGGCGCTGTTTCCGCTGCGGCTGGCTGCTCCGGTTCGGCGGCCTTCTTACGATGCTCCTCAGGGACCTCAGAAGGCGCCTCAGAGGCCTCCAGGTGGGCCGCAAAGGCATCCGTAGCGTCGAGTTCAACAGGCGCTGTAGCGGCACCCTCAGGGGCCATGAGAGGCCCTCTGTTAAGCAGGATCAATATGTGTCCTCATGGTTGTGTAGGGCGTCGGCCATCTGCTCCCCGGCTGAGTGCCGCATCTGCAATTCTCGGCAGATTTCGGTCAGCGCGTACTGGAGAAGATGATGATATTCCCTGGCCTCCCGGCCTGCGTCCCCCGGCTTCGCAGCACAAAGGGCGGATAGGTTGTAGTTCGTCAGATCATCGACCACAGCGCAGAAGGTAGGGTCATCGAGCAGGCGCTTGGCGGCAGCGCCGCGCTCAATCAAGAGCGCAGCCTGGTCCTCGTTGGGGTGCATCAACCGGGGTCAATCCTTGCTTGTGCATCGCCCATTGCGAGGGCCTGTTTCGACATGAGCAGCTCAGTCGTATCGACCGCCACCTTATGGTTGAACTGATCCTGCTTGAGCCCTTGATCGGCATGAGCCTTCTCAGTCTGAAGCTGAATCTTCGCCATGCCCTGCTCATACTTCTGCTGAGCTTCCTCACGGGATAGCTGGGCGTTGAGCTTGGCGGCCTCGGCATTGGCCAACTTGACCTGAGCATCTGCCTGCTTAACGGCAAGGTCAGCCTGCTGCATCGGGTCGGGCTGCGGAGGTGGAATCTGGTCAGGAGGCAGTAGAACGCTGGTGGCGTCCTTGATCCCCATGTTCTCCAAGATTCGGCTGGCGACGTAGAACTTCTTCTCAGGCGCGTAGGCCGGTCCATACCCGTTGGCTGGGTTGGACAGATACTGGTCGATTGCCTGCCACTTCTGGGCCTCCTTTGCCTGCTCGCCGTACCCAAGAGCCAGCGAGATATCCATCTCGGTATCTTCAGGCCATTGTGTGAAGTCCGTCTGTGTCCATACCCCGTTGGACTCCTGAATGAGCTTCTGCGGCTCCTCATTCTCCAGGATCAGCCGGTAGACCATCGAGTAGAGCCTGCGAAGGAATACCTCGGCAAAGTTCCTGGCGATGATTTTCTGACGGATTTGCGAGACCGCAATCAGGTCCTGCACCATACCCTGAGAGTTCTGGGTCGAGATGGCGTCCTTGTTCAACCCCTGCGACAGGCTGGATATGCCGCTGATTTCCTCGCCGCCCTGCTGAAGCTGGGACATGGTTTGGAATACAAATGGGTTGAGGGACGCCTGCGGCAGCGGAGCCACAGAGGACACTACATCTCGGACGTTTACGATGCCGCCGAGGCGGTTTTCCATCAGTTCTCGGGGGTTCGTCACACCGCCCTGAGCAACCATCATTCGGGGATTGGTGGTGATCAGCGAGTGGTTGATGATCGAGCGCGTCAGGAATGTCTGAGCGTTCTGCGTAGGCACCAAGAGCAGCCCATAGTTGGTGCCGTAGAATGCGTGCGACCGAGGCAAAGCGCAGAAGTCGATGAAGGGCTTATGGCTGACGGGCTCTTTATCGAGAACCTGGTTGCAGCACAGATCGACCTTGTAGAGCTGGCTTGTGCCGTCCCCCTCAACATCGAGGTGCATATAGCACTCATAGACCGTGTAGAGCTTGCGGGCGTCCTGCGTGTCCCCGTCTAGGTCTGACAGGCCGATGATATCGCCCGTCTGCCCGAACCGCTGCACGACCTCTGGGTTGAGCCGCTCGTCCATGCCGTCATCATCGGGGAGGTCCTCAATGATACTCTTGGGGTACCCGTGCTTGATCAGCTCGGATTTGGTCATTGACTGGCGGTGGAACACCAGATTCGCCTCCTCAATGGACGTTGCCATCTGGGAGATACCGAACTCCTCTGGAGGAATTGGGCGCAGGCGCACCTGAGAGCGGTTCCGTTTACACTTCACGAGAACACGCTTGAGAGTCCCGTCCTCGTCCCCCTTCTCGACCTCCTCAACGGAACTCGTAGGGTCCTTCATGAGGAAGGCCATGAGCTGCTCGTATGACGGCTCGCTCAGGTCATAGAACTGGTCCTCATAGGATGATTCCCAATAGACCTTGCAGACCCCGTTACGGGCCTTCAGAGCGTCCTCAATAACCGTCTGGAACACCTGAAAACCTGAGTTCTGCGAGAAGATGACGCGGGTGACGTAATCCGTGCGGAACTTGGCCTGCATATCCGTCTCGCCGGGGGCCGTGTTGAAAACGACCGGACGAGTGTTCCCTGAAAAGACCTCAAGGAGCTGTGCCTTCATGCTCTCGATGCCGACATAGACATTCATCGAGCGGTAGTCAGAGTCGCCCTTATGGAGCATCCCAGGCTTTTCGGCGTCATAGTAGCGGGAGACGCGCTCCCGTTCCTTGGACAGCTTCGAGCTGCCGCCGTAGCCGTAAGACTGGCCAATGCCGGTCTGGGCAATAGCGGCGATTGCCGCGTCTGTCAGTTTTGCCAAATTACTCCTGAGGGGAAAGATACCAGTCGTCCAGGACCTCTATGGGAACCCAGCGTTTTTCAGTGATGTGCAGGGCCATTGCGAGGGCCATGACGGTGTCGTCGTGCTTGCCCTTATCGGCCTCCATGCGGCCCGATTGGGTGACGATGAAGGTCCGCATCTCGTCCAGCGTAGCCGGATCGTAGATGGCCACCTGGTTCTTCCGAACCTCGGCGCGCAGCTTGTCGATGATCAGCGGCTTAGTAGAAACATTCGTCTGGAACCCGAGCCGCCGTGTGACCTGATCGGTCTCCTGGTTGTGCACCTCGTCTGAGTAGACGGTAGGGTACAACAGGTCCTTGTATAGTCGCGTCACGGTGAGGATACCGTGATTGTTTGCTTCCACAATAACCCGCGCATCGTTGTAGAGTCGGCCTAGAGCAGCAAGGATATGGGCGAAATAGTCAGGATCGACCTGAGCGCGGAATATGCCCACCTGGCGCATGTCTGGATCAAGGATCTGGGCCACGGACCAGTCACCGTTGACCCCCGCAGCTACGTCAGCGCCGATGAAGTAGTTCTCGCCCGGTATGATTGGGTAGAACTGCTGAAGCTCACCCATAGAGTGATCAACAAACTTCCCGCCTTCATACGCCATACGAGACCGAGGCGGCTGAATGAGGCGCCGCATATCGTCCAACTTGAGCGGATCGAACACGGGGCGTCCAGAGGTCAGAAAGGCTTCCTCAGGGGTGGCCGGGTACTCCTGTTTCCATAGGTCCAGACCCTTCTCCGCGATCTTCTGACGGCGGAACATGAGCTGCCAGTCGTCAAGATCGTACTTGGCCGCTTCATCTTCCTCCATAGGGGTCCGTTGAAAGCCCTTTACAGGCTCAACGCGACAGCTTGGGTCAATGAACCAAGGAAGGAACACGGGAACGAACTCAGAGCGTCCTGCAGCGGCCTCTTGCCACTGCTCATAGAACACCCCGGTCATGCCGTTGGCAGTGCTCTCAATATAGACCTCAGTGTCATCCGTCTTGGGCACTGCGTCCATCAGCCCTGAGAATATCTCTCGGCTGGATGACTTGGGCCAGAAGGCGACCTCAGAGGCGTGAACGTGGGTTAGCGTCTCGCCGCGTCCTACCGTGTCGCCGCCTGCTGTGGCAACGATATAGCCGCTGTCCAGGTGGCCGAAGCGCAGTTCACGTCTGGAGGCAGTTTTGGTGGATGGCTTCAGGACCTCAGGGCACAGCTCATGAAATCGCTGCGTCATGTCGAACAGGGTTGAGGTGGCCGTGGCGTGGTGCGTGACCACCATTGCCTTCTTGGCCTTGCGCTGGGAGACCCGAAAGTAGAGCCGCCCTTCAACGTAGGTGGATAGGCCCTGCTGGCGAGACTTCAGAATGATGACGCGGACGCGCCCTGTGGCCGCCTTCTGCTTCTCTACAATTTCACTGAGACGCCGCTGAGCCTCATTGAAGATGAACGGAACAATCTCGGACTTCTTCGTTCTGATCTTCAGGGCGTGGCGGGCGTAGAACTCGAAGTCGTCATAAAGTCGGCGCCTCAGCGCCTGGCGATCCTGAGCGATTACTCGGAAATCTTGTCCAGCCACGCCTCAGCAACGGAGAGCTGAGCCTCGGTCTTAACAACCGGCTTGGTCTTGGTGAACTCCAGCACTGTCTTGATGGCACTCAGCCGGTCACGGGCCGAGTAAAGGTAGCGGCTCGTTGGTCGGGCCTCATGTTCAGTCAGAGGCGCCGTATCTTTGGTGATGACGATTTCAACGGCAGCGGCCAGCGCAACATCTGCCATTGCACCTTCGTCAGTGGTGATGCCTTCTTCGATCATCTTCTTCACAATTCGGTCTGCACGTTCTGCCCCTTCGCGCCTGATCTTGGCGAGGAGCTTCTTCTTACCTGCCCAGCCAGGAGGGACGCCTTGGCAGCCCCATTTCTTCAGTTCAATGAGGCGGCGGATACGCTTGGAACTGGCGGCCTGAACGGCCTCATATTCTTCAAGCGTTGCGGGGTAGTGGGGCACGACGCCCACGAGGCACGGATACCAAAGGCCCCTTACCTTGTCCTGAAGGGCGGGGTGGCGGTTCAGGGGCTTGGCGTTCGGGGGCCGGACGATCCTCGGAAGTCCGTCCTCGGCAATATAACGTTCGTAGGCTGCCAACTGGCGTATCTCCTATTTTCTGCGCAATCTGCGCTTCGATTTCGGGGCGATGGGCGGCCAGAAAGCGGCCAGTAAGGTGGGCGACGGCGGCCTGAGCCTCAGCATCGTCCAGCAGGGGGCATGAAAGGACAGCTTGGATGTCCCGTAGAAGGTCCCCTAAGGTCACTGTTCAGGCTGCTTCATGAGCTGCTTGGTGAACATATGGGCATGTTGCTGAGCCTCCTCAGGAGGAAGCGTTGCAAGGTAGTTCTGAGCCACCTGCATCTTGTCCTGAGGGTGTGGAGCATGGGCTACGGCAGTGATTGCAGAGGCCAGGGCCGGTTTGCCCGCTGCGTGGGCGTGATGGGCCAGAGTTGCAGCGTGGGAGCCGTAATGGGTGCCCTTGGGCTTTTCCAAGTCCGCTGCCGGACCCTTTGCAGGAGAAGCCTTTGAGGCTGCACCCTTGTTCATGGTCGCCGCGAACGTGCGGCGTCTGGCCGCTGCTGCGGTCAACGTTGTCTGATCTGTCAATCAATCCCTTTGAGGAGTTGAGGGGGAATGTAGGCGGCAGCGGCAGGGTTTTTTGCCAGCAGGTCTTGATATACGGCCTGCTTGCCCGCAGCGGTCCTCTCCAACATCAGGGCCGGGATGCCCGCTGCAACGTCGAGGTGTCCATCCCTGTGCGCCATGCCAGACATGTGGAGTCCAATCTTTTGATAAGAATCCACCGTGTTCTGGTATCTATGCAGATTGTTGATCGGGGCGCCCATGTTAGACGGCCCGTTGGGCACGGGCGGGACAGAAGCGAATGCGTTCTGAACAGCACTGGCAGCTTCCGCATCGTAGTTCCCCGGATGGGGAGCCCCTGTCCGCTGGTGATGGACCATGCGGGCAAGATAGCGCGCCGTGTACCCGTCGGTGTTCTGCCCAGCGAGGATTGCATCCGCTATTTCAGGGGGAAGGCCTGACAGGGCAGACTCGTTTACCGCATCCACGATTTCGCTGTGAATCGCGGGTTGTAGGCGCTGATCAGTCAGCTTGTGATTGATCAGAACTTGCCCACCGCGCAGCTCTGGCTGGAACGCCTGTGGAGCACCCATAGCTGCGGCCTCAGAGTCCTCGATGCGCGCGGCCTGAGCCTGAGACGTAGAACGGGGCGGAACATTCCGGGGGGCTTTGAGTAAGCCTTCCTGCGGAACCCCAAAGTTAACCTCTGGGGGAGCCGCAGGGGAGCCCGCACGGCCACCGCTTGCAGTGAATAGATCCCCTCCTGGCCTCAGCACCGCTGCGCCTGGGAAAGAAACGTCTGGATTCTCTCTCTTGAACTGCTTTACCTGCTGCCTCTCAAGCCAAGCTCCAGCGCCCTCAAGGAGACTTGTCCCCCGTTCCTGCTCACGGGCATCGGATGCAGCCCTTCGCGATAGGCTCTGTGCGTCAGCGTTAAATCCAGAAACCTGAGAGCGCGTGAGTTGGGCTATACGCCGATCCTCAGCCGGGTCAGAACCTGATGGCCAGTATCTCGGGTTATCCAGAATATCGGGCGGAGTATTAGCTGAATATCCCTGCTGGATGCCGTCCCTCTCCGCACGTGAGAACGCTTGGTTGATGACTTTGGAGCGCGCCTGGGCTGCCTTTGCCGCAGCGGCCTGAGCGGCCTCGCTCTGAGCAAACTTCTGAGCGGTGGTCAGCGGGGCCGGGGCGGCGTAAGCTGCTGTGAGGGCCTGCGCCGCCGTGATAGGATTGTCGGCAGCCTCTTGACCTGTGATATCGAGTACCCGCTGGGCGGCGCTGTTAAGCCGCTGTGCAGGCGCCTTTGCGAGCCCTAGCTTGTTATCCAGGCCCCGTCCGATTGCGCCCCCGATAAGAACGCCTGCGGGGGCTTCGAGCATTCCGAAGCCCATGTGATGCCCTAAAACCGGGGTTAACCCGCCAGCCGTTGCGCCGACTTTCTCAAGGGGACCCTTAGAGTTCCGCAGAAGTTTGCTGCTAGAGGCCGTATCGAGGTGGTCTAGGCCATCCAGCAAGGTTCCCCTGACACTCGGAGGCAGATTCTGCATCTGCGATATCGTGTCGTAGGCCGAGCCCGGAGCCGTCGAAATTCTGTTCTGGTGCGCGGCTGCCTGTTGAACTGCGTTCCTAATCGTTACGCGCTGTTCGGCTGTGATAAGCGCGCGCTTTTGGAGCGCGTCTGAAAGGCCGTTGAGAGACTCCTCGCCGTCTTTCACATAACTGGCCGCTGAATTTGCCCAAGGTCCGCTGTTAAGCGCCGCGCCGTGGTGGGCATCGATTCCAGAGATTACTGAGGCCGTAACGGGGGCACGATCTGGAGCGACCTTTGACAAGGCGCGCAT